ATTTGCTGGAGAGGTCCGTGAGGGCCTCCCTAAGCTAGTACCGGAGTTGTTGAAGGGAAAAGCAAACTTCTTCAAGTCTGCTGGTTCCGATTATCTCAATGTGCAATTCGGTTGGAAACCTTTTCTAAACGAATTGCAGAATGCGGCGCGCGCCCTCGCGGACGCTTCCTCATGGGTTACAAAACCCATAGGGCCCATTCATAGATCGAGGGGGAGAAAGATCGATATTGCGCCGGTAACCATTGGTTATCCGACTGGAGTTCAGAGAGCCCCCTCATGGGGTTACTTTCCGAGCTTTATATCCGCTGCAGAGCGGACTGCAATATTCGACGCACTTGGAACCACCCGTCGAGACGGCGGTGGTGGAGGGATCAATCAGTCCTTCACTGGTTCCATTATGCATCTCCAAGAGCGAATCTCTTGGTTCGAAGGAAACTTTTTCCTTCTTCCCAAGGTTGGGTTTAACCCAGAGAACTTCTATGACCGTCTAACGGCCCTAGTTGATCTCAATGTTACTCCCTCAACGCTCTGGGAGCTTGCTCCCTGGTCATGGCTCGTCGACTGGTTCTCCCATGTGGGAGACTCGCTGAGTCTCGCAGAGACTTTAGCCGACGATCGGGTCCACGCGCAATATGCCTATGGTATGGAAACTTACAGAAGTTTCCAATACTATGACGGCAGGTTCTCTTTCCGCACGAATGGGCTAACTCACGGCGGTTCCACCTTCCAAGATGGAGCCAGTGAGTTGTACATTCGGAAAGAAAGAGTTCGCGCGAACCCCTACGGTTTCATCGCAGGTGGCGACGCGGCTCTCAACGAGAGCCAAGCTGCTATCTTGCTAGCACTCGGTCTCACAAAGACTGGGCGCTGAAGTGCCTGTACCCTTCAGGCTAACAAAGGGCAAACCACAACAACACTCACCTTGGAGGGCTCATGCTCGCTGATCCACAGTCGCTTACCATCAATGGAAGCGCCATTTCGCTGCCCAAAATCGACGATCGTCCTGAGACGAACGTCTACGCTGACCTCTCCGGGGGCACCACTCTCTACACGACACAGCGTGTCGTGTCTGAGAAGCAGGGTCCCCGGCGTCGTGCTTCTGCCTCGGTAACGAGGGAGAAGATCGCTGCTGACGTCCTTACGGCCGTCAACCAGCGAGTCAGCGCGTCTGTCACCATGTCGTTTGCGTTCCCCGCGGGGTTTACGTCAACGGAAATGGAACAGACAGCAGCGGGCTTGATCACCTGGCTTACTGCCAGCACCAACGCGAACCTCAAAAAGGTTCTCAATGGCGAACGATGATTACATGAGCCGAAAGGCTCGTCGTCGTCGTGATCAACATCTGGAGAACTTAATCGGTACCAATTTCAGGGCGCGTTTCCGGATTCCCGGAACACGTCTTGTCATTTGGTTCGGTGTAGTTCGCCAGAGGGTTCAGCGGAGTCGAGTGTAACAGCTCGGCGTTAGTATGAGCTTGGATGATCACCCTTGATTGGGGACCATGAAAAGCCTACTAAACCTCCACCTGGCAGTCCTGCGAGATGCAGGATTCCATTGCTCTGTCGATGTGTCGAAAGATTCTGAAAGAATCTCTCGTCGCTTTGAAGACGAGGGTGATTCGTTTTTGACGATCACTCTTCCCAAACTAGCCAAGGCCCTTGAGAAAGGTCTTGCAACTGGTTTGTGGCCGCGTCACGACTTTACCGCAGTGCGGTATGTCGGAGGTCTCCCTGTATTACTACAAGGTTTCCTCACGCGTGTCTTCACACCTGAAGGGGTTCTACTCAGTACACCTGACCCAGAGTCAATCTGGGCAGTGCGTCAGATATGCTATCTGACGCATAAAGTCAATCGACCCACAACGCCCAAAAGGCAACGTGCGGCGTTTGACCAGTACTGGCAGACCGATGCGGAGTTAAGTGGACTCGAATTCTCCTTGGAGAATTCGGAACATCGAGAAGTCTTCTTGATGTTTTCCCACTTATTTTCGAGATTGCTTTCGAAAATTGATCGTAAGATCAATGATCTCGAGCTAATCCCGAAACACGGACCCGGTTCCACTGCTGATAGGCTACGCCCGTCAGAAAAGTGGAAATTCGAGTATTGGCCAGACAGGCTTGAGCCTGTCTTCCCATCATGGAAGTATCGGAGTAATCTTACTTCGACGCCCCATGCGTGCCCGCAGCCGATGGAAGCCGAGATACCCGTAAAGGTTATCGCGGTTCCCAAGACCATGTCTACTCCAAGAATAATCGCAATGGAGCCTGCTACCGTGCAGTATGCACAGCAGGCTCTAAAGCGAGAGCTCTACAATCTTGTAGAGGCTTCCGATCTTCGTCTCTTGATGGGTTTCCCCGATCAAGAACGGAATCAGGAGATGGCCCGACTTGGGTCACTCACTGGCTTTCTGGCTACACTAGATCTTAGTGAAGCTTCAGATCGTCTCTCTTGGTCGCTAGTCCAGTTCCTTTTCAGGCCCTGGCCGAACGTCCTTGAGTTCTTGGATGCGACACGCTCTCGGGTTGCAAACGTTAATGGTGAGATTCGTCTCATCAATAAGTTTGCATCCATGGGCTCAGCTCTTACCTTCCCTGTAGAGACGATGGTGTTTCTTGCCATCGCCTCATCAATTCAGAGAAAGAGAGCTGATCGTCGTTACCCCTCTATTCGCTCGCTAGTGAATAGGGTGAGTGTATACGGAGACGATATCATCGTCCCCGTACGCACGGCAGGCTCCGTAGTCTCGCGACTCGAAAACTTCGGTTTTCGAGTCAATACCTCTAAGTCCTTCTGGACGGGTCTCTTTCGAGAGTCCTGTGGGGCAGAGTGGTACAACGGTACAGACGTATCTGTTGTCCGCTTGCGAGCTGATCTTCCGAGATCACGGAGCGATGCACTCCTCGTGAGTAAGGCAGTCGACTTTAGAAACCGGTGTTATAACCGGGGTCTTTGGCAGACTGTTCGCGCTCTCGAACCTATCATGGATAGGTTGAGAATACCTGTCTATCCTTCGTGGATGACAGAAGCGAGACCTCACTCCGGCCTAGTTCGGGACACTCATCTCAGTCTCTCGTATCCAGCAGCGGTTTACTACCGCGCTGACATACAAGACCTGAAGATGAAAGTTCCACATCTTAAGGAGATAGCTGAAAGCTACTCCGTTGATGATGAACCAGGCCTTCTGAAGTGGTTTCATGAGAATATTGCCCGAGAGGGTGATGTTCTTACGTCTCACGACGA